ACCAGATGGACCAGTGAGATACTCGCGTATCCCGAGCAAGGCCCGAGAGAGCCTTGATCATGTCAGGCACGTTGTCAGCGTTCCAGCGACCTTCCGACCGAGCGCGGAGCTCGAGCGAGCCGTCCTTACCAGAAACCCAAGACACGTTACCTTCGAAGTTTGCCATTGTTCCGATTCCTATTTCAAAGAGCACCGAGGTGGACCGTTCCGCCTCGGGCCAGCACCGTTGCTGACCCCATTATTAAGACAGATTTGGCCGAGAATGTCAAATGCTAGTTTTTCCGGGGCTTTTCTGAGCGCCATTTTGAAAATCTTTTGCCTCGTTTCGCACTTGGCAGGCTGGCCCGCCCCCACCTGGACTGAGGTTTTTTAGGCCCCCCGCCACTGTTCTAAACCCCTTAAAATAAGACCTTGAAAATCAACTACCCCCGTGTTATACAACCTACCATAAACAAGTGGGGGTAGTTATGCGTCTTTCTGTTGATCAGCTTCGGCGTGTTATCCAGTACGATCCTGAGACCGGTATTCTTCTGCGCCACCCACACATGAAGCCTGTAAGCCTACAGGCAAAGGGCGCCTCATACCCGTCAGTTGAGGTTGGTGGGCATAGGTATTCGGCTTTGCGTTTGGTATGGGCGCTTGTTACAGGGGAGTGGCCTAGTGAAACTGCTTATGCAGTTCGTACCCATAACCAGAATGTTTTTGATCTGCGTTGGGATAATTTGTATGTAGTACCTAGTGACAAACGGCAATGCGGGCGTTGTAGGAAGATATTACCGATCATCGCTTTTTATGTATCAAAGGATGATGTAAAGCGCGGTGTGAAGCGGCGTGTCGCCGGGTATTGTAGGGGTTGTTCTAAGCAGGTCAGTGGCGAGCAAAGAAGTACGCAGGCTAGTGCGTACCATAAAACCAAGTTGAAAAAATATGATCTCACACCAGAGTGTTATGAGGAAATGCTTAATACCCAATCTGGATGTTGTGCAATTTGCAAACGTTCCGATAATGGTAAGCGTAGGTTTGCTGTAGATCATTGCCACACAACAGGGAAAGTTCGCGGGTTGTTGTGTACTCCGTGTAATGTATCTCTTGGGGCTTTAGGTGATGACCCACGAGTGTTATTAGAAGCCGCGAAGTATCTGCTGAAAAACAAGACCCCAAAAACTAACGTGTAAAGTTTCGCAGCACCAAGTTCCACTTGACACCCGCTCAGCCGCTCAAATATCTTCCGTTTATGCACGTAGCACCTCACGAACCTACCCGATGGACCGATAGATTGGCGTTCGACATCGCCCTTCGCCTTGAGGGAAGCGGTGAGGAAGTCGGTGAGATACTGTCCCGGCACACGTTGGAGCTACAATCCTTCCAAATCATCAGCAAAGACCCGCTTTTCCTACGCCAAGTAGGCAAGTTTCGTGAGGAAATCAGGGATAAGGGCGTCACATTTCGCCTGAAGGCCCGCACACAGGCCGAAGAATTGCTGAAAACCTCGTGGGTCCTGATCCACAGCCCCGATGTGAGCGCCGCAGTGAAGGCAGACCTCATCAAATCCACCGTAAAGTGGGCTGGACTGGAGCCAAAGAACGACTTTAACAGCGATGGCGGCTCCGGTGGGGTGCGTATTACCATCAATTTAGGCGGTCAGGAGCTTGGCGCGACCACGATCGTGGATGCTGAGGCTGAGGATACGGATGAACGCCTTGAATACGCTGAATAGGGCTGGAATCGAGGACCTACAGACCACTGATCCGCTTCAAGCCAGGCGGTTGGAGCAGGAATTGGCAGCGCGTGGGGTCTCGTATATGACCCAGATCGTCAAAACCAAGCGAGAAGGGCTGAGGTACGTGATCAAGCTGCTGAGTCCGGTCCATGCCGGAGAATGACCTAGAGGGTTACCTGTTTCATTGCATCCCCGTCCATGATCTGAGGGAGCATGTCATAGATGACGAAGGCACCTGCTGGTGTGAGCCTGAGTTTGATCCGGAGTATGACATGTTTATCCACAATAGTGCGGATGGGCGTGAGGATTATGAGGAGGGGCGGCGCCTGCCGCGTTGAACACGGTTGACATTTACTGACACCGCCAGTATATTAGCTCTATGACAAAACCAATACCCGCTCAGGATTATTTGGCAGCTCGTTTAGAGTACGACCCTGATACTGGTGTTCTTGTGTGGAAAGCAAGGACGCCAGATATGTTTTCTGCTGGTCGTAGGTCGGCGGAGTGGTCGTGTAATAATTGGAACGCAAAACATGCCGGTAAAGACGCGTTTACCGCTACATCTAGTATTGGGTATAGGATTGGGCTGATAGACGGGGTGCCGTATGTTGCTTCGCGGGTAATCTGGAAACTTGTTTATGGGCATGACCCTATCGAGATAGACCACATAAACAGAGTAAAAGTAGATAATAGATTGTGTAATTTGCGTGATGTTGGGCGCTCGATAAACTGTCGCAATAGAGGATTGCTGCGTAATAATACATCTGGAGTATCCGGTGTGTATTTCGAGCGCGGCAGCAGGCTTTGGGTCGTAGAGGTGGCGGGAGTGCGATATGGACGGCGTAAGGATAAGGCTGAAGCTATTAAGCTACGGGGGACTATTTTGTGAGTATAACTATAGATTATACCCCACCGCCAACTGGGAGGCGGTTCATGGCCTCGGACGCACGTATGCGCGTCCTTATGGGGCCGGTTGGTTCTGGCAAGTCCGTGACCTGCTCATTCGAGGTGGTGCGCCGGGCAACGATGCAGGCTCCCGATCAGAACGGGCGTAGGCGCTCACGGGCGGCTATCGTACGCGAGACGGCAAGGCAGCTTCAGGATACCACCATCAAGACCTTCCTTGACTGGTTCCCACCAGGGCAGTGCGGGGAGTTCATGCGTACCACCAAGACGTACTTCTTCAAGGTGGGTGATGTTGAGTGCGAGATCATGTTCCGGGCGTTGGATGACGCTGACGATGTGGCCAACCTGAACTCGTTGGAGCTTACCTTCGCGTGGTTCAATGAGTGCCGGGACATCCACCCGGACATTGTGGATGCCATGTCTAAGCGCATTGGGCGCTTTCCGTCCAAGAAGGATGGGGGTCCAACGTGGCACGGGATGTGGGGTGATACCAACCCGCCAGTGATGGATTCGTGGTGGTACTACCAGATGGAGAAGTTGGACCCGGCAGATGGGGTCTCGCCTAACGAGAATGGGTGGTCGGTGTTTAAGCAGCCGAGTGGGCGGAGCCCCAAGGCTGAGAATGTGGAGAACCTGCCTGAAGGGTATTACGATACCCAGGGCAGGTCAGAGGACTACATCCGGGTTTATATTGACGGGGAGTACGGGCTGTCCTCGGCTGGGACGCCTATCTACAAGTACTTCAGAACAGACTACCACATGGCCAAGTCGCCCTTGCGGCACATCACCAACGGGGTGCGGCCTATCGTGGTGGGGATGGACCTAGGACTCACGCCTGCGGCTGTCATCGGGCAGCAGGACCCACGGGGCAGGGCACTCATCCTGGATGAGGCGGTCAGCTTCGATATGGGGGTGCAGCGGTTCGTACGGACGGTGCTCAAGCCGCTGTTGTTCGAGCGGTTCCCGGGGGCACCGGTCATCGTGGTGACCGACCCATCAGGGGTGCAGAGGGCACAGACCGACGAGCGCAGCGCGGTGGACATCATCAAGGCTGAGGGGATGCGGGTCATGCCCGCCCGGACGAACAACATCTCGGCCCGGGTCAACGCGGTGGACGACTTCCTCATGCGGCAGGTGGACGGGGACCCGGCGTTCTTGGTTGACCCCAGGTGCAGCCAGCTTAAAGCGGCCATGATGGGGGGCTACCGGTACAAACCCAAGGGTAACGGTGAGATCGAGAAGAACCGGCACAGTCATGTGGCCGAGGCTCTACAGTACCTGATGCTTCACATCGCCAACGTAAATGAGGGGTCAACGGCCCACCTCCGGCGGGAGATAAAAGGTATTGCGTCTGTCGGTTGGACTTGATACTATATCTTGTGTCTCCGGTTTTCCGGGGGTGCGTTCTCCTCGTTTGTCCATTCCTCCCCGACTTGCCCCCTTCCGCTGCTGCCTCAGTGGGAGGGGGTTTTTGTTATCTCTTGCAAAGTGCGGTGAAGCTCGCTAGGTTTACCCAAACTGAGCCGTAGAGGGATTTATTATGGCCACCGTCTCCCCGGTCCTTAGCCGCACCGCTGAAGGTATTCCCTATCTCCTGTGGGAGAATGTCGCTACGGGTGATACTCTCACTGCTTATGCTGTGCACGGTCGGCTTGCTACTAACGCATCGGTGCAGTTCACTGGTACCTTTGGTGGTGCGACTGTGAAGTTGCAGACATCGAATGACGGTACGACTTATGCTGACATCAAGGATGTGCATGGCACTACCGTGAGTGCCACAGCAGCCGGGCAGTTTGAGTTTAGCCGTTCTGCGGTTTACTTACGCCCTGCGATTAGCGGCGGCACAGGCGATGCTGTTGATATCTACCTTGTCCTTCGCGGCCCTGCGAGCAGCGTGTAATCCATGCCAGGGCTCTCCATACTTCGCGTTGTCAGCAATACTGAGATTGATCGCGCTGAGCGTGAGCGCATGGATGCCGAAGTTCAGGCTAGGCAGAACAGCGATCTGATTATTGGCCTAGCGGCCTTTATCAAGGAATGTTGGGACGCGGCGCGTATTGCCAAAGAGCCCATCAATAATTCCATGCTTAAAGCCTTGCGGCAGCGCAACGGTGAGTATGAAGCAGATAAACTCCAAGCCATTCGCAATCAGGGCGGCTCTGAAGTTTATATGATGCTGACTGAAGTGAAGTGTCGTGCGGCTGAGAGCTGGCTGCGTGATATCCTCATGGATACGGGCACTCCACCGTGGGATATGCAGCCCACTCCTATTCCTGATCTGTCTCCCGAACGTGATGTTGAGATTCAAGAAGCCTTTGCCGAGCAGGTAATGGCTATGATTCAGCAATCGGGTCAGGCTCCTAACAAGGAGCAGATGATTGGGTTGCGCGAGATGGTGGCCCAACAGCTTCGATTCCGTGTGCTTCAGGAAGCGCAGAATCGTATTGATAAGATGAAAATTCGCATTGACGATCAGCTTGCTCAAGGCG